GGTTCCATCCTTTATGAATCCGACTTGTTTAGACTTGGGTGTGCACCTTGGGTTGGGGATTTGCCAGACGGTTTTGGAGCTGACGTTGTCATTGGTATGGTTGGTCCCGGGATTGACAAGCCTGGTGGAGAAGGTTCTCTATCCTCCACATGTCTTTCTCGGGAAGTTGCCAAAGGTCTTGTCAGTGGTCATGTTCCGATTGGGATCATTCGCAAGGCTGCCGGCCTTTATTCCGCTCGTTTGGAGATGCTTGTCAACGAAATGTTTGATGATGGTGAGGTCACTTCTGCTGACATGAAACGTCTGTTGATGACCACTGTTGAGGAGTCTTTCGCTGGTGTCAGACGCGATGATGGTTCTTTGATCTTTGCACCATTGGACATAACCACGAGTTGGGGTGCAAATTTTAAACCTCGGCGTGGTGGCAAGAAAAGTGACGTCGTTACCAAGGTTGAAGAAGGTGGTAAACCAGCTGGTATAGCTATTCGACCTGAATCAGTTGAGGCTTGGGAAGCTACAGTTGCCGGCGTTTTTTGCCTTTCATATGGTTTTGTTCCTCCAAACCAGATCATGATGTGTTTTACGAAGGATGAATGTTATCCAGTTACCAAGTCTTCTGAAAATTGGCAATACCCTGATACTCGTGATCGGGTTGCATTTTTCAAGGGTGTTCTTGGTGATGCAGTTGCTGATGACTTTCTTTGTTTGACAGCTGGACAGGATCAACAGATGCGTGATTTGTTCCACAAGGTCGAGGGTGCAAAAGTGAAAGTGAAAAGTCGTTTGGTTTGCAACTTGCCTGGCTGCATCAACATTTCTTTTAGGATGTTTATGATGCCTCTACTGTATCTTTTCAGTTCGAACCCCATCAAGTTTGATTTTGTTGCTGGCTTGGATATGGGTGGTCCTCATTTTGAGCAGAGCACTTTTGAGATATTTCGTGATTCTTGGGATCCTGATGAACGTTTTTTCCGTTGTTTTGATGCTGATGTGAGTGCATGGGACAAAATCATGCCTTCAGCTCTCACGCGTAACACTTTGTGCCTGATGATTCAAGTTGTCGTCGGCATTCATGTGCGTTTCGGAACTTACAATCACAGAATTTCAGATTTTGCTGGAGCTTTGTTGGAGTGGTGGGATGACATGTCACTTTTTTATGGCGGTGTCGTTCTTCCTTTCAACGTTATGCCATCTGGCTTTGTCATGACCCTGGATATGAACTCAGCCATGAATCAACTTTTGGCCCTTTGTGTCATACTTGAGTATTCGAGGCGGAATAGTTTGGCTTTTCCCCTTGATTATTCCGAGTGGATTACTCATAAGGCCTTGGGTGATGACAGTCAAACTGCTATCAAACCGGCTTTTGTGAAGGAATGCAATCGGAAGGATGTCTCGATTTTTAGTGCTGTTGAGTACAATCACATTCTGGGTGATTGGGGCATTTTGTCAACATTGGGCAATAAGAGTGAGGGCATTTTGAGGTATCAGGAGCCATGTGATCTGGTTTTCTTGCAACACACCATGAAGTATTTGCGCATTCCAGCGTGGAATTTGCGTGATATCAAGACAGCTGGAATTTTTAGCGATACTACTGTAGTGGTAGGTGCTGCTCCTCTGAGACCTCATACTCTCATTAAGTTGTTGGCCAAACAGGATGACAAATCCCCTGTCCATAAACCTGATTTGTTGATGGCACAGGTTGAAATCCTCCTGCGTGAGTTGGTACCTTATGGTCCTGTCCGTCACCGTTTGTTTCGTGAGGCCGTTCGGGTCTTCTTTGACGAGCGTTGGAAACCGGATGTACCAGCCTTGACAGCTCGTTATGAGAAGCTCTTGTGTTGGAATTATTGGTTGTCAGAATATGTTGACAAGTTTTGTGATGGGGGCATTATTGATGATAGCATCAGTTTTGAGAGGAGGAAGTACCCTATCGCTTTTGAAGAGGTCAGTCGGAACCTTAATCCGACAGGGATTGAAGTGTTGTCTTATGAATGACAATTAAATCCGCTGTATATTAAAACGCTTGGATGGCGTGACGGACTCTCTGAGTTGTCAAATATCCTCTGTTTACGTATTGTATCTTGGGCCATATTCCAATTGGTCATCTCGCTTGCGTTCACAGGTTTTTTATGGAATGTTGTGCTAGATTGGGACATTAGAGCAAGTCCCTTTCCTTATTTTTGCTCAGAAACTACTACAAGTACTACAGCTGAAGTTAAGACTCAGCAAACATTTGCCTTCGATGATTCGGAGAAGCAATTTGTTACCACCATACAAAATGGTGAAGACCCCACTCATGATTGGGGTGGTTCCAGTGATGTTGATTTAGCCAATTGGCTGAGACGACCTATTCTTGCTGGTACCTTTATTTGGGAAGTTGATGAACCATTTCCCGTTATTTATTTTAATCCGTGGTCCGCGTTTTTAGACAGTCCAAGTGTAGCTCAAAAGCTATCAAATTTTTATCTGTTACGTTGTAAAATTAAAATGAAAGTTATTGTGAATGGGTCTCAGATGCATTATGGTCGTGGATTTATTTCTTATCGACCACTTATGACTGTACCTGGTGAGAGATTTCAGTGGGATCCAGCTGGCGATCAAGCCTTTTCGTTTATTGGCCATGACGCCACCACCGATATACCTGTTCAGAGTGGTGAAGAGGTGTGTATAATGACTCAATCACAGTGGCCAAAAATTTTTGTTGATCCTGGCCAATCCATGGGGGGTGAGATGGAGTTCCCCTTTTTCTATGGGGGGAATTGGTTTAGAATCCCCAATCGAGATTGGGTTGGAAACCCGAGTGCAGTGAACTCTGGGACTACTACTACTACTGTTCCTGATACAGTTCAGATGTTGAACTCTTCAGGGACCAATTGTCACATTGGCCCGTATGGAGCCCGGGGTTGTCACATGGGTGTAGTGCACAGTGCAAGCCTCTGTCCGTTGAAGCATGCAAATGGTGC